TGCCTGCTGTGAAACTGGGTAGATGGGATGGCAAGGTCAGTTTCTTTGGTCTCGGAGGCACAACATATCTAAATCTCGTGGATCAGATACTGCCGATATTGGAAGACGGCGGAGTGTACGTGGATTTTGAAGATCGTAGAGAACAACACAACTTTCAATTCAAGGCAGTAGATAAAGATTACCTTGCACACATCACATGGCCAGACACACATCCTTGTGCAGGACAGCCAATACAGTTACGTGATTATCAGGTAGAAACAATAAACAAGTTTATCGAGAATCCACAATGCATACAAGAGATAGCCACAGGCGCAGGTAAGACAATAATAACAGCGGCACTTTGCCAGTTAGTAGAACCTTACGGACGAACACTGACCATAGTACCAAACAAGAGTTTGGTCACACAGACGGAAGAAGACTTCCTTGCCTGTAATCTCGATGTTGGGGTGTACTACGGAGACAGGAAGGAACTGGGTAGATTCAACACAATAGCAACCTGGCAATCACTGAACGTGCTTGAAAAGAAAAGTAAGGATGAACACACAACAGATTTCCTAGAAGCCATACAAGGCATCAACACAGTGATAATTGATGAGGTGCACATGGCGAAAGCAGATGTTTTGAAAAGATTACTCACAGGTCCCTTTGCACACTGCGGCATACGTTGGGGACTCACGGGTACAGTGCCAAAAGCAGATTATGAATTCATGGGGTTAAAATGTAGTATCGGTGATGTTGCAAACAGGATTCAGGCAAGCGAATTACAAGACAAAGGTGTATTAGCCAACTGTCATGTCAACGTTTTACAGACTCAAGATCATCCACAGTTCAAAACTTATGGGGAAGAATTGAAATGGCTAACAACCGACACAACCAGAATGTCCTGGGTCGCAAACACCATACAAGACATAGCAACTTCAGGAAACACGTTGATACTAGTCGACAGAATATCAGCAGGCGAGATACTCGAAAAGAAAATCAAGGATGCAGTGTTCGTGTCGGGATCAACTAAAAACACAGACAGGAAGGAACAATATGATGAAGTATCTACTAGCCAGAATAAAGTTATTATTGCCACATATGGAGTTGCCGCTGTTGGCATTAATATTCCTAGGATTTTTAATCTTGTCCTTATAGAGCCAGGCAAGTCTTTTGTCAGGGTCATACAGAGTATAGGACGTGGCATCAGGAAAGCAGAAGACAAGGACAGTGTACAGATATGGGACATTACCAGCAGTTGCAAGTTTGCGAAAAGACATCTAGGGCAAAGGAAAAAGTTTTACAAAGAGGCCAATTATCCGTATAATATAGAAAAGATAAATTATGAAAATCCTTACACTTGATGACAGAACGTATAAGTTAGAAAAAATACCCGAATGGGTAGATGAGAAGTTGCGATTCGCAGTGCTGGACAATTCAGATCCTGCCAATCCGGATTTCTTCTATATACCTTTGATATTCCTGGAAAGTTTCAACGCACCCGCGGCGGTGCTGGAAATAGGAGATCACAAGATAAAAATGCCTCTAGATTGGAAAATGTTGATAGGTGAAGCAGGACAATCAGAAATGCACGTACTACCCATTACAAGTTTAAATGACAGAGGTTTCGATGCATTCACTTTTAACCCGTTGTCAAGTTCCAAACCAGAATTCATGCCAATAGACGTTGTTGACATTTACACAGAGGTGAAGTGGTACTTCCCAAAAATAAAATCAGGACAGATGCTAGCCGTCCCATTGACTGATGGACGCAGACCCATGTGTGCCTACTTTGTAAAGGACATATCAAGACAGTGCGAGCAAGTTGACTATGGCTCAGTCTGGTAGACGAACAATCATCATAGATGCGCCCATAATGATAACCAGCAACAAAATTGCGGTATGGATGGACGAAAATTGGATGCATGACTTTTTTGATTTTATGAAGGAAAACAAATTTAAACTTTCAGGTTTACAACACATGCACAATAAAATAAAATTAACCTTTGTAACAGCAAAAGAATGTACAATGTTTGGATTGAAATATGCCAGCAGAAAAAAATAGAAAATTTTTTGATCTAAGGAACGGACTCAAAGCGGTAGACTTCCGTAACAAGGACTACTTCGACAGGATCGATGACAAAGAGAAATCTTTGTATTCACCATACATGCTGATGAGGTATGTATCGAATGTCTCATCAAAGGATAGATTCTTTGTAGAACACTACGTAGAGATGATAAACGAGTGTGTAAACAAACACTGCTTTACGTTAGGCAAACACAAAAAACTGCTATGGATATTGACCGCGATGTGTGGTGCGTTACAACAGCAGTTCCATCCGTGGATGAAGCCGATGAAGCGTGTTCCAAATAAGAGTTTAAAAAAGTTACAGGAAATATATCCGACGTGGAAAGAATCCGATTTGGAAACACTGGACAAGGTTATAACAGACAGAGAACTTGAGGAGTTAATTGAAGCACATGGCATCAACGAATAAATGCACATACTGTGGCAAGGAATTTGCGAAGGAAAGGACCTTACAGGTACACTTGTGCGAACCCAAACGTAGATACCTACAGCGTGATGAAAAATGGGTGGTCAATGCGTTCATGGTGTTTCAAAGATTCTATCAGATACACCAACACAACTCGAAACCAAAGACATACGACGACTTCGTGAAGAGTGCTTATTACAATGCGTTTGTAAAGTTTGGCAGATACATCATGCACATCAACCCATTGTATCCAGACAAATACATAGACTATGTGCTCCAATCAAAAGTAAAACTGGATCATTGGTCTAGAGACGACTTATATGAGTTGTATCTTGTAGAGGCACTCAAGACAGAGCCAGTGGAGGCGGCACTACAGAGGAGCATAGCCACAATGATGGACTGGGCGACAGAGCAAAACGCACAATGGTCAGACTACTTCAGATTGGTAAACACAAACAGAGCAGTGGCACACATACAGCAAGGCAAGATCAGTCCTTGGTTGCTGTTAGGTTGCAACGCAGGCAAAAGGATGTTAAAATCATTCAACGACGAACAACTACAAATGATAGAAAAATTTATAAACCCAAGTTTCTGGCCAAGCAAGTTGAAAAGTTATCCGGCGGATCTTATGCTGGTACAGGACACAGCAAGGGAGGCCAAGATTGTCTAAAGTAAACTTAGAAATTGCAGATAACTTAGAGTTCGAAGACGGAGACATGGCGATCACTATAAAACCCGATGGTGCAATAGGAAAGATCATAATGCCAAAGATGAACGAAGAGATCAGGAACAGCGAAGGTTACAGGAAAATGCTTGATGTTGTGGAACTGTTGTCACCGGGGGCCAAAGAAGAATTTATAAAACATGACTCGAAAGAAAAAGGAAGTGTACACTAATGCCTGATGTAGATATAGATTTTTATGACAGAGACAACACACTGAAGTTGTTCAAACACACACCTGCATCAATGATCAAAGACGGTAAAAGCGAGAAACACAAGACTGGAGTTTACTTCCACGCAGTGCCAGAACATCCTATCACAGGACACGCAACGCTTGATTACAAACAAGCAGAGGACAGAGGCTACTTCAAGATCGATTGCTTGAACGTAAACATCTACAAGGACGTCAAGTCTGAGCAGGAACTAGTAGAACTAATGATACAGGAACCTGATTGGGACATGTTGAAAGATCCAAAAATTGTAGAAACCCTTTTCCACCTAAATGGTCATTTTGACATCGTGTCCAGACTGGAACCAAAGACCATAGAACAACTTGCGGCCGTGCTGGCCATTATACGTCCTGCCAAAAGACACCTCATGCACAAAGACTGGGTGGACATAATGAAAGAAGTATGGGTGCGTCCAACTGACGGATCATACTTCTTCAAGAAGTCCCACGCTGTCGCATACGCACAGGCCATAGTGGTGCAGATGAATCTGATACAAAAGGCTAAATATAGTTTTGATGCAACATCAAAAAACTAAAAAGCTCAAAAAAAAATCCAAAACACAAATAGTAGACCTACCCAATGATGGACCACTGACCATAATTCCTCTGTCGGCCGTGCTTTCAGACTACCTCAAGAATAAAAGCAAACACAGAGTCAAAGTACTAAACAAAGAAGACCAACTGGATTCTCGTTGGATAAAAGACGAAATGCCATACTGGCAAGCAATCTGGCTTGAAAAGGGAATAAGTTTGAAATGGGATCGCAGACAGCGATCTTTTTTTTTGAGTGCTGTTAAGTAGGTTTACGTACTAGTTGGATAGTACGTCTCTTTACCCGTTTCTTAGAAATATCTGATAGTCTCACTGTTGGACCATGGACAATTTCAACGTCTTTGGAATTTAGAGTAACCAGAGTAGACCTAAAATATCTGAATTCACCTTTGAGGAATATGTTGATTGGCAATTTCCTGTTAGACTCATGCCACCAAGTCTCACCACATTTTAGGAATCTCATCTTGTCCTGGGGCATCATGAGCCTGCCGTAATCGTAGAAACTGATCACATTGACATCCTCGTTTTGTACTATGCCCACATACTCCAACTCGCCCTTCCTTATCAGGCTCAAAAATGGGAACTTGTCTCTTAATGTGTTAAAAATTTCGTTCATTCTATATCTATAAATACTGTTAAATATGTACTATGCAAACAGTTTCAAGGTATTTACTATCACAGTTGGTAATAGCCCACATAAATGGTTATCATGGGAGGAATTCAAAAGTGTACGATAGGCGTCTAACACTACATAGAGGAGTATCTAATCCTATAACTTTCACCTTTAAGAATGAGGATCAGAAAGCACAGGATATCACATCCAAAACATACGAATTCAACATGATAGATTCAGAAAGCAAGAAAGCAGTTCTTACGAAGACACTGACTGTACTAGATGACGGTTCAACTGTCAGCACCAAAGGTGATGCTAGTTGCACAATAACTGAGGGGGATCTATTACCGCTGGACGCAAAATTCTATAACTTCGCTGTACGAGAAGTGAAATCCGATGGAAGCAGAGAAATCACATATGCAGACACAGGCTATGCCGCGGCAGGCACAGTGGAACTGCTAGACGGTGCTTACCCAGAATTCGTTGCAAGTACAAGCGTGTCAAGTTTCACAGCATCAGGTGGCCCGTTGGCTTACACATCTGGTAATATTGATGCTAGGCCAGGAATCAACAACAACAAGGCACTGCACACCATCGCAGTCTATACTAAGAATTTTTCTGGTAGTTTGAGGGTGCAGGCAACAATGAGTGCCAGTCCGAGTACAAGTGATTACTTTGACATTACCATGGAAGGGGCAGGCTCCCCAACTAACACATTCTCTAGTTCAACGGCAGTTACCAATTTCAATTTCACAGGTGTCTATCACGGTATCCGATTCAGTTGGGGTAACGACACTGGTAACACTGGAGTGATTGACAAAATCCTTTATAGACAGTAAAATATAGGGTATGAACCTGATCCAATCTACTATTCTGACGAGCCTGCCTACGGGCAGAAAGCAAACACCTTCAGGATGGATATCTTTCAATGCACCTTGTTGTGTTCACAACGGCGAAACTGCTGACAAGAAAAAACGCGGTGGCATAATGAATAGTGCAGACGGTACAGTGTCATATCACTGTTTCAATTGTGGGTTCAAGGCAAGTTATGTGACAGGTCGTAAACTGACTTACAAGATGAGACAGTTCATGGGATACATAGGCATACCAGATGACACAATACGGAAACTTGCCATAGAGGCAATGCGTGAGGAAGAAAGTGATGCAAAATATGAAAAGAAAAAATTTGTTACTTTCCAAAAGAAGACACTTCCAAAGAATGCACACAAACTGGATGTATGGCTAGAAAAATATGTTGCCAAGGATCTAACAGAACCGCAATGGAAGAAGATTGATGCACTGTTGAAATATCTCGAAACCCGAGGCATAGGACCTGACTGGTACGACTTTATGTACTCGCCTGAAAAGGTGTGGGACATCAATCAAAGATTATTGATCCCATTTTACTGGCGTGGTGACATCGTTGGCTTTACAGGAAGGATGTTTGAACAATCGGACAAAGTGAAATACTACACAGACGTACAACCAGGATATGTGTTCAACATGGACGCACAGGATTGGACAAGGAAGTTTGTGATAGTCACAGAGGGACCATTTGATGCGATTACCGTTTCTGGTGTCAGCATACTGGGATCAGAGATAAATGAAACACAAAGAGAACTTATTGACGGACTCGGTAGAAAGGTAATTGTTGTACCAGACAGAGACGCTCCAGGAGAGAAACTGATAAACCAAGCAGTAGAGTTTGGATGGAGTGTTGCTTTTCCAGAATGGGACAAAACGGTTGGCGATGTGGCGGATGCTGTGCTAAAATATGGTAGACTGTTTACGATACAATCGATACTGAAAACAACTGAATCCAGTAAACTAAAAATAGATTTGAAGAGAAAGATGTATGGCTGAATACACATTTGATGTACAGAAACTTTATATAGAGATGCTTCTTGCAGATGCGGAATCGTTTGCGAGGGCACAGAATATATTCAAGCCAGAATCATTTGATCGTAAACTGCAACCAATCGCAAAGTTCGTCAAGGACTACATGGACGAGTACAAGGTAATGCCTGATGTAGAACAGGTTAATGCCAAACACGATATCAAATTGAAATCAGCAAAAGATCTAGATCCAAGTCACTTCAATTGGTTGCTAGACGAATTCGAAACATTTTCTAGGCACAAGGCACTTGAACATGCAATACTACAATCGGCAGACATGCTGGAGAAGGGTGACTATGCTCCTGTCGAGGACATGGTCAAGGACGCTGTCAACGTGGGACTGACACGTGATCTCGGTACAGACTACTTTGAGGATCCCAAGGGAAGACTTGAGGCACTCAAGGCAAACAACGGACAGATCAGCACAGGCTGGAACAACTTAGACAAGAAACTGTTTGGCGGTTTCAACCGTGGAGAACTAAACATCTTTGCAGGTGGATCAGGCGCAGGTAAGAGTTTGTTCTTG